TTTTGTGACATCTGAGTCATAATATAATTTTTTAAAATTATCACCTCCTTTATCTAATGCATTACAGGTTGAACCCATCATGCATTTACCAATAATTCTACTACCTAACCTTAACGTGGTTTTCGTAACCCTCCAGTTATTGAGGATGTTGTTCGGCTTTTCCCACTTACCGGATTCGTCGTGAACGAGGAGTTTGAGTTTCTCCCCATCGTAGGAGTTGTCACCCGTGTTCTTCCAATCGATTGTGGTGTCGAGACCCTGTAAGTCTGGTTGCGTCTCGTTTGCTGTGAGTTTACGCCTTGTGAGCTTGCTCGCCGGGACACGATATGCGAGCTCGGTTTTGGGACGATCCATTCCGTCCTGTATTGGCTTGAAAAAGAAAGGATAATTGGCCGATATTGGAACCACCTTATCTGTGAACATGGTCTTAGCATCAGGACTCTCCTGAGGCCATGAAAGAAAACCCGGAACGCCTGTTCTTAAGGTAACACATCCCATAGGATCGTGGATCTGCCTTACAAGCTTCCCAGAAAATAAAGAATAATCTATTTGACTCCCTGAAGTCTGGAGCCCCGACGTCAATCTTAGACCACTGCAAGTACATGTAATGAGTACCACTAATGTAAGTAGGAACGCCTTTGTTATAAAACCAAAAACCTTCCTCCCTACGGGTGAACTCATTATCGATGTAATCATACCATTTTTCTTTAAAATCCTGTGGATATTGTTTAAAATCAAATACTGTTTTTATCTTACTTAAAACTTTAGGATATTCAGTTTTATTCCATTTATTGTTTTCAAACTTATGAATATTCTTAGCTTTTGGTAAAGCTATTTTAAGATTTTGTATTTCATATATTTCACCTATAGTACCGTCTTTACTAATAACAACCATATCGTGTTGATCGTTATAACCATACTCCCACTTTTTATTTTTGTTATATTTTTTAAGCGTAGCCGGTGTAATATAATCATCTAATATTTTATATAATTCTTGCTTGTACATTACCTAGATCTTCCTTCTGCAAAACCTTTAAAGTTTGATTTTTTCTTTTCTTCAACTTTAGGTTTATCTTCTAACATATTTTTTTCTTCTTCAATACGATTAAGTATTTCAAACGCATCGAATATAGCAAGTTTTTTTGTAGCTGCAGCATTTTTAAGTCTGTCTGCGGAAATATCAGGTCCATAATCTATTATAGGCTCTTTAGCGACTTTAATTAATTCTTTGACCGCTACTTGCCCAGCTTGGATTATATTTTTCTTCGTTTCCTTTGTGCTCATATTTAATTACAATATCATTTGATTTCATACAATATAAACGTTCTTTATCAACTAAAAACTCCCATTCACTGTTTGGAGTATATCCAACCTTGTCTCCCTCGTTAATTTCTAGCGCTTCTAATGAACTATTACCATATTTTAATATACCTATAAGCTTTTGTTCTTTATCTAATGTTTTAGATTCTAAATCTTTTATAGGTTGAATAAAACAACGATCACCAAAACTGTGCCAACCTGTTTTGTTTTTATATAAATATATTTGGTCTAAACTACAAAAATATAGATCTTCTTTAAAAAAAGATCTACTTTTCTTTTTTTCACCACGCATATCATAAAAAACTCTAAAAACGTTTTGATGCACAATAATGGTATCGCCTTTTTTTATTTTTGTTTTAAAAGCTATTGGAACATTTACTACTAAAGCTAATCTATTTACAAATTTCCATGACTCAATTTTAGTGTTAACAACTAAACTTTTATCACCAACTTGTACTTCATTTTTATATATATCACCTAATGGTTTTATAATAAAATCATATAAACTTCTCATTAATATTCTAAATCATACTCAACAGAAATAGCCATGTTAGAATTAAATTTTTTCCATGGCAAAACTTCGTTGTTCTTTTTTATATAGATATTGTACGAATTATCATTTGTTTCTAATAAAATATAGGCTATTTCATGACCACCGTAAACTTGTTGTCCAACAGCGTAATGCATAGCATCATTTTTATAATCAGAACCAATGCTTATTTTTCTAATATTACTTTGCATCTTTTTCTTCAACAACAGTATAAGAACCGTCTTTCAAATCAATGTTAATTGAACCATATTTTTCTTCAAGTTCTTTTTTTGTTTTTTCAATAGTTTCAGAAATTAATTTAACATTGTTTTCAACATTTCTTTGTTCTACTGCTAAAACACCAATTTTTCTTAAAAAAAGATTTAATTCATTTTGTTGGTTTTGTATTGTTTCTAATTCTTGCTCAGTAATTTTAGTTTCTTTTTTCTTTGTCATAATTTTTAATTTAATTTAATTTTAATCCTAAATATATAGTCACCTATATATTAATTATTTACATATAACTATATCAGCTTCTGTTATTGTGCTTAAACTAGTTATATAATCTACTGCAACTGGTAATATACTACCTGCTTGAACTTTAAATTCTATAGCTTGTGCAGCAACTGGTACACCATTATTTACTGCTGTAATTTCTGCTTTTGCATCTACAGATCCAGCTGCTCTACCAGCTTCTACAACTGTAATTATATCACCTACATTATAACCAGATCCTGCAGCCGCAATTGTTAAAGTTTGTATTACACCACCAGCTACTGTAATAACTAGTGTCAAACCTTGCGCCATATTATTGCTACAAGTAGTGGTTCTTGTACCGGCTGTATAGTTTGTACCACCTGAAGTAAGGCTTATTGTTTTAGCTGAAGCTAAGCTTGTTCCACTTGGTATAACATTTAAGCTTCCAGCTACGCCACACCAAACCACAGAACTATTTAAATATGTTCCTAATACACCTGTTTGGTTTTCAAAAACCCAGGCTGGTAACGCGTTTGGAGTACCCGTTTTACCTGTTGCGCGCATTGCTTTACCTACAATACTATCACTTATTGGAAATCTACCCATTTTTAATTGTTTTATTTTTGTTTAAATATATTACTCGCCTTTTCTGTTGTGCGTCCTCCGAAATAGGCTAAGACGACCGCCATCATAACCTTCTCGAAAGTATCGTTCCATAATTCATTTATATGAAACGGTATAGTTTCAACACTGTCTAAAATACCAGCTAATGAAAATATACATATACACCACACTAAAACCAGAGGGCGTACGTTTTTCGACATCCATGAATCAGACATTGAATCTGCCTGCCATCTTGATGTGATAGCTTCTATTTCTTTATTTTGTTGTTCAAATATTATTTGTTGTAATTTTACTTTATCTTCTGCAGGCGCATCAGATTTAGTTATTGCTTCTATTGCCTCTTTTGGTGAAGTTACACCTTGTAGTACATTTCCTAATGTAGGATTTATTACAGACGCTGCACCAAACAATAATTGACCAACAGTTGTATCTTTGAATTTTTTACTCATGATTTTTTATATGCTTCTGCTTCCCAAGGTAAATTTTTAGCTCCTTCTTTCATTTTAGCTCTAGAATATTTTTTACCTTTCCAGTATACGTAATCATCGTCATAATCTAAATCTCCTCTACGCATTTGATCTATGTGTACTTCTTCATGTGCAATAACATTAGGTATTTCACACGGATCTAAATTTTGATTTATAATAATAGTTCCATTATTATTGGCTTTTCCCATTACACCTTCTTCCATGTCAACATGATAAACTGGAGTTTGATTAACCCTGTATGGAGGATTTGTTAATTTAAAAGCCATATTATTTTTTATAAGGAAACACTTTGTTTAGAGCGTCTCTACGTTTACCGCATCCGCAGCCACCGGGTATAGCATCAGCTAATTTTTTAATCCCGGTAGCCGTGGTGAAGTTTTCAATAGTATCCCCTAGTCCTCTAGGTTTCATACTTATGCGATTAAGCAAACAGTTACTTTTACTGAAGATGAAGGTGCAACAATTGCCATAACTCCACCTGGATTAGCTGTTAATGCTTTTTGGATGTCTTTTGTCCAATCAGCAGCAGCAGCTGTTACAGTTAATAAGTAAGTAGCTCCGCCTACGGTTTGAATAGCAACATTGTTTGCGTTTCCAACTCCCGCTAGAGTTCCTTGAGTTACAGAGACTATATCTCCGATTATAATATCACTCGCAGCACTTCCAATGTTTACATTTTCTTTTCTAATTTTAATGTACTTTGCCATAATGTTAAATGTTAAATGTTAATGTTAATGTTAATGTTTAGCCGAGTTTTATACAGCTCTCGTACTGTTTTATTTTTTACCTATACAGTGCTTTTCAGCAGCAGCGTTGTATTTTTTCTCAACAGCAGCTTTACGCTTTGGGTCTTTTTCTTTTTTAGGTCTTGGCGCTTCTCCTTCTTTCATTGTAGCCGCTGAGTTTCTAGGCTTACCTGATTTAAAATGAGTATCCATGAATCCTTCATCACCAAATTCTTTACCATCATGTTTTGATAATGGTGACATTGATGATTTAAAATGTTTTGAAATCCACGGTCTTCCTCCACTAGCGTCTCTTACTACTGGGTTATCGTGAAGTAAATTACTTCTTTCTTGTTTGTTTGACTCCATTGTTTTTTATTTTTGTCTGTTTATTGCAGCTTCTCTAGCGGCTGCTCTTTCTTTTTCTAATTCTGCTTTTGATTTTCTTGGTCCAGCGTCTGCTGCAAAATCTTCATCATAAAAATATGAATCTTTGTCTCTTCTATCATAATTTGTATCTGCGCCAGCTCTTAATTTTTTATTAGAACTACCTCCAGATTGTAAACTGTCTAAAGCCTGTGTAACACCACTTGGTTTTTTTGCTCCATAAGAATATTCTCTTGGACCTGAACCCATTTGAGAAAGATCTTCATGTGAAGGTGTATTTGTAGATCCACTACCTCTTGACAGCCTTACATCTCTCATAACTTTTTTAGCTTGTTCTCTAATATTAGCAAGTTTATAACTTTGAGCAGCTTTAGCAGCCATTTTTGCAGCTTTACCTACAGCGCCAACTATGTTTTTAGCTGGTGAACCATGGTGTTCTTTATCATACTTCATGTCTCCTGCTAATTTAGAAATATGCTTTTCATCAGCAGTCATTTTTTCATCGCTATGACCGTGATGTGCATCATAATCAATATCTCTTTTTAAATAATCGATATGAGCAGCGTCATCTCTTTCTGTCGCTTTATAGTTTTCTTTTGTCACTCTAGTGTGAGCATGATCTTTTGAAAACTTATAGTTTCCACTGTAATGGCCGTAATGACCTTTATGCATTGATTTTCCCATTTTAATTTGTTTATTTGTTACTGTTCACCTGGAGGTTTAATTCCCATTGATAAATATTGCTCAAGAGTATATTTTTTATCACCTTTATCTTTACCTTTAAAATCCTTATCTTTATATACTTGAGCCATGTTGTTAGAAATACTATCTTGTAAGTTTTGATATACACCAGCCATAGGTACATAATAAGAGTCAATATCTCCTCCACCTCTATAACCACCTTGATGAGCAGGAGAACCCATGTTTATAAGAGAATCATCATGATCCCTTACTGTAGAGCCTTTTTGTTTTTTACCTTGGTTAGTTAGTTCTTTTAAACCACCCATTGGAGGTTTTTTTGGTGTAGATCTTGTAATAGTTACATCAGGATCAACATAACCAACAGCATCTGTTAGATCGTCATAATCCTTATCATACGTTGATCCATCTAACATAATAGAGTTAGCGTCTGTGTTAGAGCTTATAGCGTGATGCTCTTTATCTGATATGTTAGATCTTTTTGCAGCTTCTGATTTTAAATTTGATACAGGATTTTTACCTTCCATGTATTTAGAAAATGGTGAACTCATATTATTTATTTTTTAGAACAACCAAAGTTTTTAGCATAATTAGCCATTTTGACTACTGCTTCACTGTATTTATCTTTTTTAGCCATAACAGCGCTAGCTGCTTCACAAGTAGATTTACCAGGCATGTTTTTCTTTACCCACGCTGTAAATTTTCCTTTATTTTCTTCTTTTATTTCTGGAAATTTTTCCTGTAAAAAAGGACTATTGTATTGGTTATACATATTATTATTTTGTTTTATGCTCGCAGCATCTTAATGTTATAGGACCAGCAGCGTACATTACCGGGTCTTTTAAAACTTGTTTACCTGTTATACCAGAACTTGATCCACTTTCGTGTAATCTACCTGTTTGATCTAGTGGTCCGTCCCATATATGAGATTCACCTACTATACCAACTTTAGTTCCTGGCTTTAATTTTTCCATTGCTGGATCGTATTTTTTGTGTTGCATGGTTTATTTATTTTTATGTTCTTCTTCAATTGCTGCTAATCTTGCTCTAGCTTTTTCATAACCTGGATCTTCGTAAAATTCTCCTTCTTTTTCTTCATTTTCATACTGAGCTCTAATTGTTTCTATTTCTGCTTTTAAACTTTTTACTTCTTCATCAGCATGCTTCATCATTGGACTTAAATTACTACCAACTCCCATTAATTGAGCTCTCATGTCAGGTCTACCGTAAACACCCACAGCTGGACTTACAGGTTGTTGAGGTAAAGAAGGCATCTGAGGCATTTGTTGTGCTGCCATAGCATTAGCGTTAGTTAAAGCGTTTATGCTAGGATTCATACCCATAGATCCAAATAAAGCTCTATTAAAATTTGCTGGTGAAAGCATCTTGTTTGGATTACCTTTACCACCGTCTGCTTTACTAGCGTGAACTGCTTTTCTTTGTGCGTCGCTTGCGTATCCCATAATTATCTTGTTTTATCTTTGTTTAAATTATAAATTGCTTTAGTCATTACTTTGTCACTATAAGAACTGCCAGATATTATTTTATTTCTACTAGCAACATTAATATCTTCGTGACCAAGCATTATTCTGTATATACGTTTTATTAATTGTTTACCCTTAAATGAAACTTTGTATATATTATATTTTTGAGTTGTTCTATTTCTATTACGCCAAACAACTATCCAATTATTTTGTATTAGTTTGTTCCAGCGCCTATTATTCCAACTGTAAGTATAAGTTCCAATTTTAAAATCTTTTATTGTAAAAAGATCTATACAGTCTAAGTATATTAACAACTCTAAATCACTATCAGTTAAATCATTGTTTTTACACGCCCATTTACGTATTATTCGATAGTGCTTCATTAAGTTTAAATTCTTAATATCATCAGCGCTTATTTTCATAACACAATAACTACATCTTGAGCTTTTATAACATGATAAGTATTTTTATCTACTTCTATTCTATGACCAGCGTGTCTATCAAAAACTATTTTGTGACCAGCGTGTCTGTCAAAAAATATTGTATCATCTTTTTTAATACCATTCACCTCTGTTCCAACTGATACAACATTAGCTTCAATATACCTAATATCTTCTTTTTGATTTTCTGCAAGAAGTAAACCACCTTTTGTTTTGGTGGTTCCTTCTTTTACTTTTTTTATTACTAAATTTCTACCTATTGCTTTCATTAACTCTAATATTATTAATTACACAATCGGTTGATAAAATAGTAGTTGCTACTGAAGCTGCGTTTTGAAGAGCGCTTTTTGTGACCAACAATGGATCAATAATTCCACTATCAATCATGTGTACCATATTTCCTGTAACTACATTAATACCATGACCATCTTCACCAGCTATTCTATATTCACTATAACCAGCGTTGTCAAGTATTGTTTTATATGGGGATAATATAGCTTTACCTAATACTAATTCTCCTTCATTTTTTTCTTCTAACTTTAAAGCAGCGTTAAGCAACGCAACACCACCACCTGGAACAATTCCTTCTTTTATAGCAGCTTTAGTAGCACATATAGCGTCTTCGACTCTATCTTGTTTTTCTTTTAATTCAATATCTGAGTTAGCGCCTATTTTTACTATAGCAATTTTAGCAGCTAACATAGCTAGTCTTTTTTCTAACCTTATAGTTTTATCTGCTGTATTTTTTTGTAATAAATCTTTCTTTAATTTTTCAATAGTATTTTTAACTTCTTCAGATTGATCTTCTATTTGTATAATAGTTTCATCATGAGTTGTTATACTTTTTAAGCAAGAACCTAAGTGTTCTACTTTAACTAAATCTAAATCATCACCTAAATCTTCATTTATAATAGTAGCGCCTGTTAGTAATGATAAATCATCAAGCATTTGCTTTCTATTAACACCATAAGTAGGAGCGTCAATAACATTTATTTTAATGTTACCTTTTACTTTATTCATAGCTAGAGCCGATAAAACACCTTGTTCTAAATCGCCAATAATAAGCAAAGGTTTATTGTTTTTTATTACGTACTCTAGCACTGTCTGAATTTGTCTTATTGTATCAACTGGTGATTCAATTAACAGTACTAATGGATTTTCTAATTCAGCAGCCTTATTTTCTTTATTTGTTATAAAATGAGAATTTTTAAGACCTTTATCGTATTGAGCTCCTTCTATAAATTTTATTTCTGTTTTACCTATTTTAGAAGGCTCCATCATTACTACACCTGTTAGATCTACAGATCTAAACGCATCAGCAATTAACTTACCAAGTTCTGGATCATTATTTGTTGATATTGTAGCAATGTTGTCAATCATATCTCCTTTTACAGGTACAGATATTGATTCTAAATATTTTACAACTTTTTCAACAGCAGAGTTTATACCTTCTTTTAATTCACGCGTATTAGTTTTATTAGAAACTTTATAAGCATGTTCTAATATAGAGTGCGCTAATACTGTTGCGGTAGTTGTACCGTCTCCAGCTTGTTGAACTGTTTTACGAGCTGCTTCTTTTAATAAAGTAGCGCCCATGTTTTCTACAGGGTCTAACAAAATTATTGAATCAGCTACAGTTACACCATCTTTTGTAATAATAGGATTACCGCCCGCGTCTTCAAGTAAGACACACTTACCGCTAGCTCCTAATGTGGAGCTAACAGCTTGTGTAAGTTTTGTTATACCTTTAAATACTTTTTCTCTGGCATCACTACCAAAGTTAAGATTTTTAACTATCATTTGATTTAATTTAATTTAATTATTATTTAAAGGTTTTCACGACTTTTGGTCCTTTTAAAAAATCTATTTTGGTTATCCTCCAGTTCTTTTTTTCTGCAAGATGTTTCCAAAGGTTAATGGTTTCTTCTGAAATTTGTGGTTGACTATTCCACGTTCTAGTCTGATAATAAAACGTCATAATTTTTGGTTTTAAGTTTATATTTGGTTTATTGCTCTACCCGAGCAGGGTATATGTTTATAGTTACTGGTTTTATATATATTTTACTTTATTTGGCTTATTAAACCATTAGATACGGTTACTGTTACAGAGCTCTTACCACTAGTAGCTGTAAAACTACCACTAGCGCCACTCACAGATGCGTCGCTACCATCTTTACCATCTTTACCATCAGATCCATCAGCACCGGCTGGACCTTGTGGACCAGTTGCTCCTTGTGGACCAGTTGCTCCTGTAGCTCCAGTATCACCTTTATCACCTTTATCACCTTTTGCTCCATCACTACCGTCGCTACCATTTGTACCGTTTGAACCTGCTGGACCCTGGGCGCCTGTATCTCCTTTATCGCCTTTTGGCCCTTGAGCACCAGTGTTACCTGTGTCACCTTTAGGTCCTTGAGGACCTGTGCTACCAGTATCACCTTTATCACCTTTAGCTCCTTGTGAAGCTGCAGACGAAGAATCTTTACCAAAAGCATCTTTTATAAATGCATGTAAATCTTCCACATCTTGTCTAATGTCTTCTAATTCTTTTAATAAAAATCTATTATATTGATACAGTCCATCATCATTATATACTTGACTAATATCTGTTAGTCCTGCTAAATCGTCAGATATTTCTTTAGATACAGTGTATTCACCATCTGAACCTTTAGCTGCTTTTTGCCCTGAACTACCTTGTTTAAATAGTTTTTTACCTCTTATGTTATCGTTTATATTTGCCATTATAAGTTATAATCGTCTAATTCTATTATTATTGTAGCAGATGTACCTGCCCATCTCATAGCTGAATTACTTTTACTAAATTGAAAACCAAGTCTATCGCCTTTATTAAAATCAACATCTGGTAAATACTCTATATAACTACCATCATTATTTCCATTACTAGCGCTTAATTCACTTGATGTAGCTGCTGTACTACCGTTTTTAACAACTCTTAACTGAGTAGTGTAACTATTTAAAGATACAGCAGTACCAGTTGTATGCATCATCATTATACTCACAACTCTACCAGAATTAGGACATGCAAAATTTCTATAATATTGATTGGATGTTCCTTCATTTATAGATCCTGCAATAGGTATATAATAATAAGCGGTGCTTGAATTACTGTCTTCAAAACCAGATACTAACGTATGAGATAATAAAGCTGTATCACCATCATTTTGAATCGTTGCACGAATATTTCCATTTGTTGCAAACTTTAAACCAAAATATCCAGATAAAACAATACCACCATTTGTAGAATTACCTGCGTTACTTATACCGTAATGAGCTACTGTTTCACTGTTATGTGTAAAGTTTGAGCCAGAAGCATTAAATCCTATTCTTTTACTACCAGCATTAGTAATTGTTTCAACAACATCACCATCAGTACCAGCTCCATCACTAGTTGTTTCCCATCTTTGACTGTTATTGTAATATAATCTTACAGCATTATCATCATTAAAATCAGCCATTGTTTCACCGGTGTACTTTTCAATTTTTAAGAAATTACTTCTGATTCTTAAATCACCAGTACCTTTATCATCAATATAACTATCCGTTCCATTGTTATATATTTCTAGCTCACCATCATCACCAAAAATAGCTTTTGAGTTGTCATCAAATGTTGCGTTACCTGTAAATCTACACGAATTGCCAAACCTTGAACTAGCGCCTGACACTTCTATACCACCTGTTATAGTTGCTCCTGTACTTGTAGTTTCAAATTTCTTTGAACCATCATAATAAAGATTGACAGCACCATTTTCTACAGCAGTAATCATAAATTCAGTTATTCCTGCATTATATACCTGTAAATGATTTGATGATATAACAAGTAAACCTGTGCCTGTATCTGATATAAAACTATTACTATCTGATATAAAACTATTACTGGCGTTATGATATATTTGTAAATCATTAGAGTTACCTAATCTTACTCTTGAATTATCTGTCCACGAACTGTTAGCTTCAAAATCAGTTGTTTGTTGGAATGTTGTTGCGCCTGCAACAGTAATATCACCACCTGCTTGTATTGTTAGTGTGCTAGGAATATTAAAATCTCCTACATCAACAAGATTATTATTGTCCATATCAATAGCACCACTCATAGTGCCACCAGCAAGTGGTAGGTAGTTGCTTAAAGATGACGAACTAGCCGCGCCAATATCTGATAAGACTTGAGCACCGGTTCTATATCTTATTTCACCAAGATCAGAAACTAAAAACTTATCAGTATCATTAGTCGCGTTGACTATGCTTTGTATTTTAGCTTTACCTTTAATGTCAAGATCGTAATTAATATCAACAGGAGTTCCTGCATAGAAACCACCTTCAACTCGGCAGTGACCACCAGTTCCTCCACTGTTTAATACTAAATCACCATCACTTGTTATAGTTGTTTCAAAATGTGGCATTTAATTTAATTTATTTGTTTTTTGTTGTTTATCCAACATATGTTAATAGTACTTCGTAATCACTATCTGAAGGTGTTCCTAAGAACGCTACATCTAATTCACCAGATGATCTAGTTATATCAGCGAATACTGTTGTTCCAGCAGCTGTAACAACTTCACATTTTACGTCTATAGCAGCTGTTCCAGCTCCAAATACACTTGAGTTATCTACATCAACTGTAAATGTTCTAATTCCACCTGCATCAGCTTTTGATACATATGCTAAAGCTGAGTTTAAAACTATACGTTTACCAAGAGCACCTGTATCAGTTGGAGTAGCCCAAGAACCATCACCTCTTAAGAATGTAGTAGCAGAACCACCAGAAGGTACGTGACCTACATTAGAGCCTCCATCGTAAGCCATTGACTTAACCAAGACATCACCTGTTGTTGGATTTACAACTATTGGAGTTCCTGAAGAAGTACCTGGTGTTGTTTCATCAACACTAGTTACATCTTGAGTATTTGTATCTGTCCACGGAACATTAACCACTAATTGATTAGAAGAGTTAAATTGTACTCCGTATGTTCTACTAGCAGTAGTTGTTATTGCGTTTGCAGCTGTTGTTTGAGTTGCGTCATCTTCTAATTTTACTAATCCTAAAGTACTAGCAGTCGCAGCAGAATATGTAGTGTTATTATCAGTCCAAGGTACGTTAACAACTAATTGATTACTTGAATTCTTTTGAATACCATAAGTACGACCCGCAGTTGCACTAACGGTATTTGCAGCTACAGATTGTGTAGTGTTATCTTCTAACTTACCTAAACCTAATGCGTAGTTGAAGAACCACCAGTTGGAACAATACCTATTGATGTAGTACCACCGTAAGTTTTAGACTGCACCCATCCATTTGCGGTTACTGTAAACATATCTGAATCAAATCCAGCTACACCTTTTTGTGTTCCATTATCTGTAGATCCTGCGCCTGCTATGTTTTCATCTGCTATTACAACTGTATAATCTGATAGAGAAGGTGATGAATCTGCATCAATCGTAGAATTAGCAAATATAAAGTCACCAACTTCTACAGTTTTTGTAAAGAATGAACCTCCTGTAGTTACTACATAAAAGTCACCTTGATCAAGCGCTACGTTATTAGCACCGGTTAATGCTGGTGAGTTATTAGTAGCATTATATCCTCCTTGGAATTTACCAACACCACCAACTTGTGATAATACATATCCTTTAGAAGCAGCATCTGTAGAAGCACTTGGAGTTACTTGACCAGCAAAACTTGATTGACCGGTACCTGAGACAGTTAATTCACCACCTACAGTTAAATCATTAGTAGTAGTTATATTATTTCCACTAAATGTTGCTGGCGCGTTTATTAACTGACCATTTGTATCGTCCCAAGCTACAAATGTATCATCAGATAAAGCAGCATTGTTTTTAAGAGAAATAGTACCAGATCCTGTTATTGTTCCACCAGTAACACCACCACTAGTTGCAATGCTTGTTACAGTACCACCTGAATTATTATCAGTCCATGGAACGTTAACTACCATTTGATTTGCTGAGTTTAACTGTATACCATAAGTTCTACTTGCTGTAGTACTTACACTATTACCAGCTACTGATTGTACAGTATTGCTAAATAATTCAACACCACCTCTTGTTGTTGCAGTTGCTTGAGGTAAAGTATAAGTTGTATCAGTCCACGGTACGTTTACTAACATTCGATCACTAGAATCTAATTGTACCTTATACGATCTACTCGCTGTACTTGTTACAGTGTTACCAGCTGTTGACTGCGTAGTATCACTACCAAGTTTTACTAATCCTAATGCTGAAGAAGTAGCTGTACTATAAGTGGTATTAGTATCAGGTAATGTAATAGCTAAAACATAAGGATCACCAGAACTACCACTTCCTGATAAATTAGTACCAGCTGTACCTGTAGCAGCAGTAACTTTTAAATATTTGTTATTGCTAACTGTTTTATTATCGTTATCATCATCTCTGATATACCATTGCGACATAGTACCTGCTGTACCACTTGAAGCAGCTGTTAAACGACCTTGAGCATCTACTGTAATAGAAGCATTTGTATAAGATCCAGCTGATACTGATGTATCATCTAATTTAATAGAAATTGTATCAGTTGATGGAACTGATGATGTTAATCCTGTTCCACCAGCTATTGTCAATGTATTACCGTCATTTATTACAGATGAACCTGAGTCACCTGCTGCTGTAAAGCTATATGAAGCTCCTATGTCTACCCAACCTGCGGCTGTATATAATCTAGCTACATCACTACCGGTATTATAATAAACTCGTCCTTCGTATAAATTACTACTTGGATCAGAGCCTAAATTTTCAAATCTTAGTTTTTGTGCTGCTGCACCATTACTAAAATCTATGTTATTTACGAATAAAATTGCCATGTGTTTGTTAGTTTAAAAATGCTTTGCCCGCAAATGACGAGCTAAATGTTATTGTTAATGTATTTGTATTTTGATAATTTACTGCACCACCTAAAACAGAAGTATCCCCAGTGTCAACTACTGATACTGATGGGTATTTTCCTAAGTTATGCGTTATGTTCCACGTAGATGCCGCAGCGCCTTGCGTGAAATTAAATGTTTTATCACCAGCATCTACTTGAAAATTTATAATAGTGTACTGGGTATCGGGCGCAGCTATTACTCCGTTTCCTCCGATGTATGTTAAAGTAGCTTTATAATAAGCTGAGTTGCTAGGATCAACAACGTATGAGTTTAATTTATAATGACCAAACTGACTTATTTCAGTTCCTTGACCAATTAATATATCTTTACCCGTAATATATTCTAAAAATTTTACTACGTTTTGACCGTTTAGTTCTGTTATAGATAAATGTATTACTGAAAGAGTGCTAAATGCATCTCCAGTTCCACCACCACCGTTTTTAGATATTGTACCAGCTCCACCATTTTCACTGCCAGACCATTTAAATGACATCTGACCTCCAATGTTAACCTTAGCTTTTATATTTAAATAATCAGCTACTGCTTGAGCTGTAAATTGTTTTGTGCGTCTAGAAGATTCTTCAGTCCCTATCCACGCATCATTATCCTGAACTTTATCGTCATATGGATATGAACTTATTCTTGCCATGCTATTTTATTATATATTATGTGTATATTCTAAATTCTAAATAACCCTCTGTTATTCCATCTACAGCTGCACCACTACTACAAACTATATTGTTAATTTGAAACTGTGTTGTGTTATTCCATCTTATTCCTGGAAATTCTGTTCCTTTAGCAACTATTTGCGACCAAAACTTTTTCTCAGGAATTGTACCACCAGTTGCTGTTGCTACAAATATTCCTGATCCTGTTCTTGTCCATGCTATTGTTAGACCCGTAGTATTCTGTAATACTTCTGCTGTCGGCGCAGCACCTGCTCCAGCACTCAATTTAGCTACGTATACGGTGTAAGCTGCTGTTACATTGGCAAAACCAGCTATACTAGATACTGAAAAGTTCCTAGTTAAATGTATTGTATTGTCGTTATCATCAGTACGAACCTGCGTTCCTGGGATCAAATCGTCCTTTTGCGGAGTTCCTATTGGATATGAAGAGATGTTTGCCATTGTTAAATTGTTTTATTGTCTATAATCTATATACTCACACAAAAATGAGTAAATTTACAAAAACCTGTGTAATATAGTATCTATTATATAATATATTACTCCTATCTAGATATTATACGTAGTATAATATCATAAGGGGGGAAGTATTTTAGAAAAAGCATTACAAATAGAGAAGTACGGTGTTCCCCCTCCCACTTTTTTTTACCTTTTTCTCTGTAAAATGACTTATTTTTACCCAGGCTACCAACTTTTTGCCTTTTTTTTCACTATATATTACAACTTTTTACAAACATTTTCACTTTCAAAGTGGATAATAATATAAAGATAAAATAATAATGATAAAACTATATGACATAATGACACAATATGACACAATGTGCAATGACATAATGACATTATTATTTACTAAACAAATATACACTTACAAACAAAATAAATAATTCACTGGATAATAATATAAATAATAATAAATAAATAACTTAATATGACTTACACTCAATTACAAAACATTCTTCCAAATGATGAAATTCATTACATATCTGACTCAACACAATTCTTTATTGATAATAAAATAAAATCAAAGAAATTTAAAAACAACACATTTATTCTCTTTGAATATACAATTGACTGTTTTCCTCAAACACTTGAATTATTAAATAAAAACAATATTGAATATTCTGTTTACACTGATGATTTTGACTTAGATTACATAATAATATAATCACAAACAAAATTATTCTTCTAATGGATAATAATATAAATAACTAATAACAATTAATAACTTAAAATTTAAAATTATGACAAACACTATTAACTCTAAAAGATTTGTTATTCGCAAATCTCTAATCGGAAAAGACACAACTATTAATGTTGAATTCAAAAATGGAAAAACTTGCACTTACAATCATGATAAAGTTTATGAACTTATGAAAGATACACTTACAAAACTTCCTTGCTTTATCAAGTATAACTCATACACAAGTTCAACTAATGTTCCTGTGTCTGTAAGAAGTATTGTTGAAGTAAAGTAAACAATACAACTTAAAATCTAGTCTTGGAGCAGAGGTGGGTTTCGACTACTCACACTAGAACTAACTTAAATATAATACTATGCAATTTACTGATTATGATGCAGAAGCAATCGCTGCAAAACTAAAACAAGTTGAAGACTTTGAAACTAAATATGGTGAGAACGATATGAGTAGAAGTTGGAGAAAGTGGTGTAACTCCCACGAATATAGAAGACGTGAGTGGCTATGGCGACAAAATCTTGCTAAAGCTAATGAAGAACTTAATAATACAATTTACCATGAAGAAAGATTTATATAGATTTATGAAATATAGAAGAGAGTTAGAACAAATTAATGAAATAGGTAATAGAATTCTAAAGCATCAACTTAAAGAAAAATTAAAGAAAGAATATGAAATACAAGTTTAAACATAGAAAAATACTTAAAATAAATATTCAAATGATAGAAGACGAGTGGTATTCTAAATTTAATAAAGAGTATTACAAACAAAATAAAACAATAGTTGGATAATAAAATAAAATCACAATATGAATACAATTAAATTTAAAGGCAAGAATACAATATTCTTAAATGGAATTGAGTACAAAGGTTATACTGTCGGTGATTTACCTAACTCATTTGGTTATTACAGAAAAAATAATGGATTTGATGAAGATGGCGATGAGTTATTCAAATATGGGAAATCACACTGGTTTAACTACAAAGGTTTAACATTTATAGAAAAACCTCCACAATGGTAGTAACTAATATGAAAGAATTATGTGAATACGTAGCTAACAAGCGTAAATCTAGGTCACATCAACACGCTGAAAACATTAGAATATATGGAGCGTGTAGAGGTATGGGTAATAAAAGATATAAATTGCAGCAGAAATCTTCATTCCCAAAACAATATAAAGCTGCATACAATAAAATATGGAAATAGATGATATGGTTTATCTTAATGAGATAGACGAGTATGTAACAATACAAGAATATAAAGAATACTTAAATTATATAGAATATGAAAATAAATAAAAATTTACGAAGAGCGCTTGTCACTGTAGCGCTAGTTAGTACAAGTTTCGCGCTTGGAACACAAAACGGTGAGCAAAATATATTAAATAGATGGGAAAATAGATGGTTCGAGTCAGATTGGTATGACACTAGATCTATTGAAGATATAATATATGATAAAGATTACTCAATAGAATTAGGAGAGTAATTACAAACAAAATTAAATTATCTTTGGATAATAATATAAAATAAAAAATATGTATTGTAAATGTGGAAACGCTGTGCATCCAGTGCGATTAGAATTAGGTTATAAAAATTGTGTTAGTTGTAGTACTACGGAAACTTACTCATACGTACCTATTATCACCCATAAAACTGGTAATACTATACAAATAGTATCACAAGCTGTTTCCGCATCAGTACATAAAGCATGGAGACGTAAATGAAAATTAAAATTAAAGATATATTCTATTACACATTAGCTTGTGGTTTAGCATTTAATATAGGTATATTTACTGCATATTATAAAATAGACCAAAGGTTATGGAACGAGAATATAAATAAAGCAAATGATATTGAGACAAGAGCTCTTAATTATCCTATGCAAGACTGCTATGATTGGCAAGATATAGAAATGATAATATTTGGAGAAATACAAGAATAATATGGAAAAGAAAGGTAGAAAATATGTATTTGTACTCGACTATGTAGATGGTAGAGTGTATAGATATGATGTGTGGTTTGATGATTCAGAGAAAATAGAAGAATATTTAGACGACATGGGACACTCAATAGGTAATATAGAGTGGATGTTAACAAGATTTAAACGAGTAATAAAATAATATGGATAGTAAAAAAGCTTACGAGCAATTTAAAGAAGAAATAGTTGATAGAGAATCAGCGTATCTATGTACTGAAATAGAAAGAGCATTGGACAGAATAGTTAATTACACTGATCCACTTGATGACACTATGTTCAGAGATATAAAAGCATCAGCCATTAAATTATTAAAAGAA